CTATCTGTATTGGTATCTGGTTCAGTTGTATTATTACCTAATTTTGTTGCAAAAAATTGTGAAACACTATAAAATTCACCACCTTCAAAAGAAAAATATTTTTTTCTCCAAATATTTGATTCTTGTATTTGTTCTGCAACAGTATTTGCCCAAGGAGGATAAGTTGGTTTTCCAGTAGCATATCTTGCATCAGTAACTTCGTCTCTTATACTAAAATTATCTTGTGGTATTTTAAATTTTAATCTTGCATTGTTTGGTGAATTAGGTTTTCTCCAATCATCGCTATATGTTTTTTCTATTGATAAATCTTCAAACTCAACCATTGCAAAACCATAAAATCTTGTAAAAACACCTAAATCATTATCGTCACCCACAACTGTTTCATTCCCAAATTCATCCACAACTACTTTTCTTCTATTACATGGTACACTTAAAATAAATTGACCATTTTCAGAATCTATATAAGAAAAATATGAATTTGGATCGACCAAGAATATATCTGTTTGTGGGTTTATTGTTGCACCACTATTTGCAATATCATCATCAACTGTATTCATATCAACATTTAAGCCATAAGAATATAGTTTAATGGTCATATCTCCCACACGATTTGTTCTAAAATCAACATTATTAAAATAATCTGCTGATAAACGATAAAATCCATCATCAGTACCATTACCAGAAACATTACTTAAATCAGGATCACCATTAACTGCCAATCTACCTTGTGTAAAATATGAACCAAATAAAACAAAATTGTTAATAAGTTGTGCTCGTATTCTAAAATCTTGTCTGGTAATGCCTATTTCAAAGTTTTCGGTATCTCCCCAAAATGGGACTACATCAACAGAAATTTCTTGTGTTTCAATATGTGGAAGGTCTTCTAAATCAGTTTGTGGTTTTATTTCACCAGTGCTGGTAAATAAATTTTCTGAATAACCAAGTTGAGTAACCATATCAATTGGACTCATGGAATATTTTCCAATATCTGTAATATCAACAGACATATGAACAGTTTGCACACCTACAGGTACACCAAATAACATATAATCACCAGCATCATTTGTGATTGTAGAATATTTATAATATTTTTCATAAACTTCTACCCAAGTTTCATTAGTTACAACTTCTTCTTTAGTAGGAAATGAACCAAAAGGTTGTTTTGGTTTAAATGAAGTGGTTTCAGGGTCTTGTTGTGCTACACGTGGAAGTAAATTATATCTTTTCCCATCAATATTTTTATCATATGGTTGTTCGTATGGATATATTGCAAAAATATCTGGATTATCTTTATCTTCATCTTCGATTGGAATAAATATTGATACTTTTGCATTTGGAATACCAACACCTTCATTTGCAAGTACTCTTCCTACTAAAACTCCATAATCTGCATTAAAAAATTGATATGTATCTTTTTGATCTATCTTTAGAGATAGTATCTCCATCGTTTTAGTGTTTTGATCTAAACGTGTCTTAATGTATTTTGGAGTATCTTCTGTCAGATCAACTCTTATTCTTTGTGATTTATTCATAAAAAATCAGTTTATATAGTTTTTTATAAATACTATTGAACGAAAATATTGATTTTGCTTAAATGAAAAGTATTTATAAAAAAACCTAATCAAATTATAGTATTAGAATGAAATAATTATACATTAAATAAAATATAACATGGCAGCAGAATTTGTTTTTATATCACCCGGCGTTAAGTTTAGAGAGCGTGATTTAACATTTGTAACAAGAAACGTAGGAATCACTACTCTTGGTTTAGTAGGTGAAACATTAAAAGGACCAGCATTTGAAGCAGTATTCGTTCAAGATTCAGGACAATTCGAAACCAGATTTGGTGCACAAAGCATTGAAAAACTTGGTAATGGTGATCTTAGATATCAAGCACCATATTCAGCAAATGCATACCTTAGTGAATCTAACCAAATGTGGTTCACAAGAGTACTTGGTTTATCTGGTTATGATGCTGGAACTGCATGGGCATTAACATTAAGCGCAGGAGTTGATCTTTCAACAACTGGAATAACTGGTACAGTTACTGGTAATACAACATTTACAGGTGGAACTTACTTAGGTGTGGGTCTTAACCAAAGTGGTGATACAGGCACTTGGTTTACTGGATTTACTAAAACAAGTACAACTGGTTTTACTGGTGTTGCACAAGCATTTACAGCCACAACTTACAGTGCTGGTTCAGGTACTGTATATTATGAGGAATATACTTATAGTGGTGCATCATATAGTGAATATGAGGGTATGGTGGTTGCAGTTATTCGTGCAAGAGGCGAAGTAGAAGACGTAGAAGATGCAGCACCTGTAACTTGGTTTACAGCAGATGCACTCACAATGACTTCAAACGCAACCAATAGTGGTATTGGTGATATGTTTGGTCAATTTGTACTTCAAGCAGTTAAAAATGCAAACCCATTAGACCCATTCGATCCAGATGGAGGAACAGAATCATACACAGTTTCACTTAATCCTTCTTCAAGAGATTATTTACCAAACGTTATTGGTGATGAACCAAAAGATAAAAATACAAGAATTTGGGTAGAAGCAGTTTACCCTGATTTAATTAAAAAATTAGATGCAGATGGACTTGGCTACGGTATTAACTCATACGTAATTAATGCCGATAGTTCAGTATATACTGATTATAGAGAACAATTCCAGACTCCTGAAACTCCTTGGGTTGTTTCAGAACTTAGAGGTTCGGAAGTTGAATTATTATTCAAATTTGTTTCTATTTCAGATGGTGACTCTGCAAATCAAGAAATAAAAATTTCTATACAAAATATTGATGTAACTACAGGTGAATTTGATATTGTTGTACGTGATTTTAATGACACCGACCAAAATGTTAGTGTTCTTGAATCATTTACAAGATGTACCATGAGAAAAGGTCAAACTAACTATGTTGGTCAAAGAGTTGGTACAACTGATGGAGAATATACCTTACAAAGTAATTATATAATGTTGGAGATCGATCCAAATGCACCAGAAGATGCATTCCCTGCTGGTTTTGAAGGGTATTATTTCAGAGATTGGGCAGCAAGTGCTACTACTTCTGCAACAGGCGGTACAGCACCTGCAATATTCTATAAAACTGAATATGATACTGATGAAAGAGTGAACAGAGTATACTTAGGTGTATCTGAACATGCATATGATGGTATTGGATTACAAGGAAGTGGTTTCAATCAAAATATGTTCAACTACAAAGGTATTGACGTAAACGATTGGGGTACTAAATCTAAAGGTTTCCACATGGATTCAGGAGCAACAGGTAACACAAATTCATCTGGTGAAACAATAGGATATACTGATGGAACATATGAAATTGGACTATTTGAGGTTGGTGCTGGTAGATTCCAGACTGCATCAGACGTTGTTGACGGAGAAGTTTATGGTGACAGTCGTTCACATAAATTCACATTAGTACCTTATGGTGGTTTTGATGGTTGGGACGAGCATCGTGACGAAAGAAGTTATGGTGATGCTTATAGAAAGGGAGGTATATTTGATGGTGTTGCACCTAATGCTACCCCAAGTAATGATTTCCAAGCATGGGAAGTTGCAATTGATACATTTGCAAATCCAGAAGAAGTTACAATCAACCTTTTCGCAACTCCGGGTATCAACTGGTCATTAGAAAATATTCTTGTTAAGAATACTCTTGATATGATTGAACAAGAACGTGGTGATACTCTTTATATCATGGACGCACCTGATATCGATCTTGATATCGCTGTAGGTGATCAAAGAATTGATGTTCAAGTTGCAGAAGATATTGTTGATCTTCTTGATTCAGCAGATATTGATTCTTCATACGCATGTACATATTATCCTTGGATTCAATTAAGAGACGATCAAAATAATGTGAACGTTTACTTACCACCAACTGGTGAGGTTCTTAAAGCAATGGCATTTACAGACAACGCTAAATTCCCTTGGTTTGCACCTGCTGGTTTACAACGTGGTGTAACTGACGCATTGAAGTCTAAATATAAAATGTCACTTGAAGCACGTGATATTCTTTATGATGGTCGAATTAACCCAATGGCAGATTTTGCTGATGCAGGAACTGCAATATTTGGTCAAAAGACTCTTCAAGTTAGAGAAAGTGCTCTTGACAGAATCAATGTTCGTAGATTGTTACTTCAAGTTGAAGTTCTTATTTCTAACATTGCTACAAGATTATTGTTCGAACAAAACGATCAGGCAACTATCGATCAATTCTTATCTAAAGCTAACCCAATTCTTGACACAATTAGAAGAGAAAGAGGTTTGCAGGATTTCAGAATTGTAATGGATGATTCAAACAATACTCCTGAATCAAGAGATAGAAATGAACTTTATGGTGAAATTTACTTGAAACCAACAAGAGCAGTTGAATTTATTGGACTTACATTCACATTGACACCTTCTGGTGCTTCATTTGATGAATTAGGAGCGTAATTTTAAGTTAAACATAAATGTTAGTTTTTAAACCACCGTACTTTTTGCGGTGGTTTTTGTTTTTATGAGTATTTATAAAAAATAAGAATTACTTTTTAATTAGTATTATGACAACAAAGAAACAACTAATAAAAAAAATAAAGAATTTAGGTGAAGAAGGTAAAGATTTTGAAAATTTATCTTCGATGTCAAAAACTGAATTAGAACAATTATTAGAATATTTGGAAAAAGTTGACACATTTGAAAAAGAAGAGGAAGTTGATTTTGAATTTGAAGAGGAAATTATAATGGGTACACCTATTGATGATAAACAAACTGAAATAGACCCATTACCAGAACCAGAAGAAGAGAAAGTACTTCCAGAATTTACAGGAGAATATGTTGAGCATAAACAACCTTCTGAATTAAGTAAAAGAGAACAAAGAGAATATGCTCGAACAGGTATACTTCCTGTAAAAAAAAAGTAAATAAATACACCAGATTTGACGATGAAAACGTAAAGTTTGGTTTTTAATAATTATAAATATAAATAAGAGAACAAAATGGCAGAATTAATTCGTGGTATACCTTTTGATTACGAACCAAAAAGAGAGAATAGATTTTTCGCTGAATTTGCTGATGAACTTGGCATAGAAGTATGGAAAGTACAAACATTTAAAAGACCTTCAATGACAATCAATTCAGTTGAAATTCCATTTATAAACGAAAGAAATTATGTTGCTGGTCAATATAGATGGGAAACAATGGATATTACATTCATTGATACAATCGGTCCTTCAACATCACAACAATTAATGGAATGGGTGCGTTTACATGCAGAATCATTGACAGGACGTATGGGATATGCAGCAGGTTATAAGAAAAATATTCTTCTTAAAGGACTTGACCCAACAGGAGTTGAAGTTGAAAAATGGTTCTTAGAGCAATGTATGATTACATCAATTAACTTTGGTGAGAATAATATGGATTCTGATGCATTACAGATGGTGACATTAACCATCCAGCCTTGGCGATGCATACTTAATCTTTAAGATAATAACCGTAATTAGGACTATTATAGAAACGGTAAAGGGGTGATTCGCTACCACCCCTTTTTTATTTTAAAAATAATCTGACCAATTTTCTCCTATATGCTTCATTTGTTGATCATATTTAGGAAATGCCCTTAAACACTTCTTACAAGTGACTTCTTCGATTTTATTAGTAATAGGACTTTCAGTATATTCCAAACCACAAAGAGTTCTTTCCCATTCATCATGAGGGTTTGACTCATTACCTCTTTCTACTTCTGCGAAATGTGTTTTTGTTTTCTTCATTTTAGTTACAATATGAGTTAATCATTCTTTCAACATACATCATACGATCAACAGTTTTGATTGTATGAAATTTTGGTTGGTTGTGTGAAACCCAAATCAAATAAGATTGACCAAGTTTAATACCAGTGTTTTTTTCAATAATATATTTATACATATCTAATTGAAGTGAATAATGATTTAGGTCATTGTCTTTAAGCATACTAAGACCACCTGTGAAATTAGCTTTTCCTTCTTCTAAATTGTTACCACCTTCTGGACTCCAACCAGAAAAACTTTTATTTGTTTTCCAATCCCAAATTTGAAATTCACGTGCTCTTATATTGTAAAATAGTAAATCAACCATTCCACCAATACCTAATTCTTCATCACAAACAACAAGTTCAGCTTTTATTGGTATTAATCGACCTTTTGATTTTCTATAAAATTCATCAACATGATTTCTTGATCGTAAATATGTATCTAATATTGGATCACAACCAAATTCTTTTTCAATTCTTTCTTTTGGGTAGGGAAATACTTTATTATTAAAGAGATTCTCTGCATAATCATGTATTACCGATCCTCTGGTTACACCAACTTTATTAATGTATTTCCAAAGATGTAACATTTCCTCTTTTGGAAGGTTATATTCGTAACCTTTTCGGTTTGCCCAATAATCTTCTTCAAATTCTTCTGTAAATTTA